GAGTCCAAAGCCATAAAATCCAAGTCCTGGCAGAAATTTGAAATGGACAAAATATTGGATTTTATTTTTCTTTAGATCATCGGGCGCGTAGTTCCTTCTAATAGAAAGAACTGTTCTACTACCTTCTTCGACTGTTACGATGTAAGGTAATTTTATTCCTGTGGGTCCATCAGATCCTTGATCTTCAAAACCCTCTAGGTCTAAATTTACGTGACACTCTAACAAAGTATATACAGGTTCGTTCTTTCCTGTTTTTTTAGTGCCATCTAATTCTCTTTCTTTTTTCTCTAAATCATTTTTTTCCACATTACCTGGAGGTCCAAGTTCTACATCTCTATAAAAACCATTAACTTGTTGTTTTCTTAATTCGTTTTCAGAAATTTTTACAACATGAATAATCGCTTCCGCATCATCTAATGAGGTAGCTGTATACGGAACGATTAATTCATCTGCTGGTATAAACTTTGATACTGCTCTTCCAAGATTAGTATCATAGTAAACTTTTTTAAAAGTAGAACCAGCTAATGGTAAATGAAATAGCATTGAGTCAAACTCTGCTTCGTACTCTTTCATTTGATCCATAATAAGATAATTCATAAAATCTTTTACACGTTGTGACTGTTGTTCTGTTCCAGGATTTTTTAGTCCAATAACCTGTGTTCTAACTGGTCCATCAACAGGTAGTAATTCTTTATAAGCTTGTGCTTGAAACTGAGTAACAGCTTCTGCCATTACAGGGTGAGTTGCACCACTAGCTCCTTGAAACGGTTCTGTTCTATTTTCATATTTAAAACCTAAAAGATCTAGTCCTGCAATATAAGATTGCTCCCAATCTTTTCTTGATGATTTATAATCCATGTAATTTTGTGCCATATCGTTTCCGATTGGCTCCAAAATATCGTCTGGTAAGATATCTGCTAAGTTGTCAAAATGTGCTTCTGTTCCTGGCACGTTAATTGCACCTGGTTCAAAGTCTAATGTTACACCACCATCTTCTTCTGGTATAACTTCTACAGGTCCTTTATCTGATACTTCTTCCTGAACACTAACTTCTTGCATCTCTTCTTCTGAAGGGATTTCAAGTTTCGTACGAGTGTTAGGGAGTCCTTTGTCTATTTCTGCCATATAATACTCCTATCCTTTCTTAACACGTTTTAATAAACCTTGCAACCCATCCTTATCTGGGTTCATAGATTTTAACATTGCACCTTCTGTATCACCACCAGATAACCCTGCAATACCACCACCTGCAAAAGATAAACTCTGTGGTCCACCAAATATTTTATCTCTTAAGTTACCAAAAAAATTAGATCTGCTAGTTGCTCTTTCTAAATTTTTTTGTGCCTCTAATGCTTTAACTCTCTCATCACCCGCTGCTGCCATTGCTTGTGCTTCTTCTAAAGTCATATCTGTATCTGGTGTAGGTCCTTCTATAAAACCAAAACCCATGGGCATATCTAAATTTAAATCTTTTAATGCATCTTGTTTAACAACACTTCTCGCAGTTCTTTCTTCTGGTGTAAGCGATAAAATTCTTTTAGTGCCACCAATCATATCTGTTCCAATAAAACCTTGTTCTAATGCTTCCAGTATAGGTTTACCTTTTTTATACGCTTTGTATGTATCATAAGCTACTAGAGGTCCACCAACAGCTATACCTAAAGTTTTAAAACCTGCAGTTAAAAATTTTCTTTTTTTAAAATCATCTTTGATATTATCTGCTGCTTTTAATAAAGTTTCTACTCCAGGTATTTTTGCATTTAATTGCATTTTATTGATTGGATTAAAAAGCTGTGTAGGTTTTATATCTCTTTGACTACTAACATCTTTTATAACATTTCTAAAATTTTTTAGTTCTTCCGGATTAAGTTTTGCGATATTTTTATTTATTAATGTTTTATCTATATTAGGAAGTGTCCATTTTTTATAGTCTCCACCTATGGTTCCAACTTGACGTACATTTAATAATCTTCCTACGTCATCAGTAACAAAGTCAATTTTTTTCCAATTTAATAATCCCTCATGACTAGGATATTTTTTATAATGATTGTTAATTACTTTTTCAGCTCTAGCGTTTATATCAGCTAATTGTTTGTCTAAATCTTTTATGTTAATTGTTTGATCGATTCTAACTTTATTTAATAAATTTCTTCTTTCCTCAGTTAACTGTTTCATTTGCTTATTTGCATATGCAATCTGACCATTTATTTTTTTTGGAATTACAGTGAACTCTCCAGCTTTAGCTCCTATATCATCTCCTAAAGGAAATAAATGGTGCGCTGGATTATCAACAGTTCCACTAATTCTTTTTCCACCTTGTGATATTTTTTCTAATTTTTCTCTTTCAACTTTTTTAGCTTCTTTTTCTTCAAGGCTTAATTCTTTAAAAGTTAAATCTAATGATTTTTTATAATCATCAATTATTGTTCTAGCAGAAGACTCAGAGTATGCAGGTTTTAAAAATTTTTCATATAATTGTTGATTACTTAATACACCTGCTTTTTCAGCAGCAGCCGATGTTCTAGGGTAAAGATATCTTTTAGTTAATTCAGATTCAAATTGGTCCTGTATACTTTTGTCGGCAAAAATAACTTTACCTTTAAATGTTTCTGCATATTTATTATTTTTTTTAAGTTTGTTTCTTATATCTTGCTCGGTTACTTCTTTAGTTCCAGTGCCTGTTATTGTTTTGTCTCTATCAACCCTACCAAGCTTTCTAGCTTCATCTTCTGTAGGCATACGATTATTTTCTTTTATAAAATCTTCAAATTTTACAACTCTTCTTTTTAAATTATTTAATTGACTAGTATTTAATTGTGAAAAATTTTTTCCGTGCTTTGTTTGTGAAATATTATCTAATGTTTCTTTTCCAAATCTATCTTGATATTCTAATATTGATTTTGCTCTACTATCCAAATTTACTTTTTTAGCGGCAGCTTTTAATCCTTCATTAACAAAACCTTTTTCTTTAAAACCAACTCGCCCATCATTTATTGTCTCGTCCTCTATCTCTAGGATTTTTTTAACAATGTCCATGTTATTCTCCTAACATGTATGCGAGTCCCCCGCCTGCTTTTTTGATAGGTGGTGCTTGGTCTTTTACTTCTTTCATAATATCTTCAACATTAATTCCAGCCACAATATCTGGATCATTAAAGTCATCTTTGTAGATTCTAGAATTAATTTCTGTATATTCCTCATAATTATCTGCAGGTATACCTTTTGTTGTTTCGTCAGCCATAGAAGATCCTGGTGTATATTCCATAGTTTGAACCTCAGTGACCATGTCATCACCTTCTTTGCCAATCTTTTTAATCTGCATCTCACCTGTACCAATATCTTCTGTCAACATTAATTCTGAATTACCATCCTTACCTTTCATAGAATATACTTTTATTCTTTCAGCAGGACCATCAGACATTCTTCCTAATGACTTTATCTTAGCAACTAGATCAAAAAAATACGATGGTGCCTGTCCAGCTACTTCTGCAACTTTTTCTGCGGCTGGTGCAACCTTATCCGCCTGTCTAAAAAATTTACCAATGAAAGGTATTGTTGCAAGACCTCCCATAATTTTCATAAAATTTCTTCTGCCTGGTTGATCAGGTCCATCTTTTAAACCGATACGTCCACCATCCGCTGCCATAAATTTTTCTTCTGCAACTTTTTTTCTACGAAGGTCTTCTAAATATTCTTTATACATTTGTTCTAAATTTCTTTGTTGTTCTATGCTTTGTCTTTCTCTCATGTACTCTTCAAATGAAGGTGTAATACCATCTTTCAAACCGATACGTCCACCCATAGATTTTTTCTCTGGATCTTTTTTTACTTCTTTTGGATCACCTTTACCCATTTGTTTTTGCATTTTGTTAAATATATTATCAAACATACCAGTTTGTGTACCACCCATAATTGGTTTGCTTGGATCTAAAAACTTACCTTCCATATCAACAACTTTTTCAAGGTCTTTTAGTTTTTCTACAGCCTCTTGTTTTATTTTAATTTTTTCTAAGCCATCTGGATTACGCCCCGTCATTTTTATAAAACCTCTAGTCAATTGTGCGATAGCTTCGGCGACTGTCATTCCTGCTTTAATCATCAGTAATAATTCCTTTTCTGTTTATTGACCGGTTCGTCAATATAATCTTCAGGGTGATCTATTAGTCCTCCCTGTCTAAAACGCATAATCGCTTGTGTTGTAGAATCCACAAGGTCATCATGATCTCCGTAAGGAAAAGCTGCGCACTCTTCCATAACGTCATCCGCGAACTTTTGTTCAGGACACCATATCATACCAGATTCAAACAGCGGCGCAACAGAATTCACACGGGCATGCTTGTCGTTTCCTTTTGACGGAGTAAAATTTACTACAGGTATATCCATCCGTCTAAGCTCGTATGTAAGAGGCAATCCTGATGCTTTTGCTTCAATTATAACAGATTCAGGATTCCAATAGTCATATTGTTCAAGGGCCAATCTACGTAGCTCTGGAAACTCATAACGTCCTTTTATTGCATCAAGTAACATTAAATTAGCTGGACTATCCTCATCAGGATAGAATATTCCCCATGTCGTTATCGCACTATAGTCTGCTGTTTCTTTTTTTAAAAATGCGGTGTCGTAAGATTGTATTACATGATGTAATGTTGGTATCCAATCGTTTGGCCATATTCTCCACCATTCTCGTTTTAGTATTGCACCTTCTTCTGCTGTTGGGTTTTGCATCCACTGTGCATTCCATTTACCCGTGGGCAGTGTTGCTTGAACTTTTTCTAATTCTTCTAGTTTCCAATACTCAGGCCACACTGGTTTAGCTTTCTCTGATCCTTGGTTCATGATTGCTGGAAACTCAACCACGTGCCACTGATCAGCTTTTGCCTCTTTTTGATTATTAATTAATTTTGCTGTTAGATCTTTGTTAGACCATCTTGTCATTACCAAAACAATTTTACCACCAGGTTGCAAACGTTGACGTGGACCTGACGTGTACCACTCGTATGCTGATTCAAGAGCCGTGGGCGATAGTGCATCTTGCTCGGAATGTGGATCATCGATTATAAGTAAATCTGCACCACGTCCAGTGATCGCACCACCAACACCAGCTGCAAAGTATTCACCACCTTGTGATGTCTCCCAACGTCCTGCCGCCTTTGAGTCTTCTTGTAGGGTTGTTTTAAAAATTTTAGAATAATCTTCTGAGTCGATTAGATTCTTTGCCTTACGACCAAACCTGATTGCGAGTTCACCCGTGTGCGTTGCTTGAATAATCTTGAGCTTTGGATCAC